ACCACCATCTTTACATTTCCAAGCTCTTAAAGATTTATTAATCCTTGAATCAGGATCATTAGCTGTTTTAGAAGATGTAAGCTTTTTTTTCATTCCACCCATTCTTGCACAAAATGATTTTTTTCTTGGTCCACCTTTAGGTTGAGGTGCTTTTAAATCAGAACCTGGATTAGCAGCTTCATAAGATTTACGACCTTTTTCATTTAATCCACCTTTAGGATTCTTTCCTTCTCTTCTTGTCCATGCTGGAGTTTTTGCCATTATGCTACCACCCAACTTTTAGCTTTAGGTTTACGCTTAGTATACTTACCTTTTTCTTCATTTATACCTTTTAATGGATAACTATATTTAGCTGCATAAGCTAATGCATCTATACAATCATCATGTGCCATACGAGGTCCAAATGTTAGTATCTCTTGTCTTAAATCATAATCATCTTTTTTAATATGAATCTGACCTGTTGAAAATCTTGCAGATAATACTTCTTGTATTCTATCTCTTTTAGACATTCTTGTCCCTGGCTTCTCAGCTTTAAACTTAACACCAAAGTCATTCCTTCTTTTCATTTCTGATATAAGAGACTGCATTACAGGCTTTGACATTGATGTATCTTCAATAGTAAATAAGTTTGGATGATAAATGTTGTTCATCTCAAACATATAGTCTACTATGCCTTTAGTAGGCTCACCTGGTATACCTAATACAGGTATTCCCCTTTTTTTAGTATAATCCAATACATATAAGTTATTATCTTCATCAACAGCAATCACCATAATAACTGAAAAATCTGCATCTCTTCTTTGAGAGTCAGTTGCTGGATCAACACCTGCAAATACATTAACAGGCTTTACACTACCATCTTCTAAGGTTAAAAATGATATTCCTTGTTCTGGTTCATGTAGAAAAGTTCCTTCATACTCTTTAATATGCCTACGAGTCCATATAGAATCATCTTCTGATTGAACTTGCATCATATACTCTTGCCAAAACTTACTTGGCTGCCCAGAATCTAAATAGAACTTTTTCTTTCTTTCTAATTCTTTTTTAGGAAACCAACTATCCCAAAGTACAGTGCCATCATCTTGCATAGCTTTAAACAACTTAACATCCCAGCTGAAGTCCTTCTTCGCTTTCCTTGCTTTTTCATAATTTACGATCAGGTTGTTAATGAAGCTGTCAAAATGCACAGGTGTACCATTAATCCTTAATCTTCCTGTTTTGGGTTCAAGTGCTGGAAAGACAACAGCTGTAATTAGATTACTATTNTTAGCTCTGGCTTCTGGTGTTATAGTATTGTTCTCGTCTTCAAAATCATCCAGTACGATGAGATCATACCTTTTATGAAGTTTAGCTCCACCACGAATACCTGAGATGTTAGACTTTGATATAAGCTTGCAACCATTAGCCATTTCTATATCTACTTCAGTCCATTTCTTTCCTTTAAGGTTACCAAAGTAGTATTGTATCTTGTCATTCATCTCTATATGAGACTTAATATAATCCATATTACCTGTAGCTAACTTTGCAGTAGCTGATACCCAACCATAAAATAATGGATCAGGCTTCTCTTTTATAAATCCCCACTCAAAATCTTTCTGATTAAAGCAAAAAGACCTCATAAGGTCTGCTTTAGTTAATACTGTCTTTCCATGTCCTCTTGGCATAATGATAGCCAACTGTTTTATATCTTGGTCATTAATAGCATCTGCAATATTATAATGAAACCAAGGAGTTTCAGATCTTAAAAAATCATCAGGCAAAAATAATTTACCAAATGCAATTATATCATTGTACGCTAGATGTAGTGCCTCTTCTTCTTTAGACACATTATGTAGGTTTATATTAGCCAATGCCCAGTCTACTTAAAGCTCTATCAACTTTATTATGTAAGTCTTTTAAGCTATTCTTTAAATCATCTATTTCATCATCATGCACAACTACTAAATCTTTTGCAGTAGTGATATATTCTTCTATCTCAGCAATCTTCTTTATCTCTTCACCACATTTGCAATCACTAATATCTAATACACTTTCTTCAATCTTTTCAACTTGCTTTTCTACTTTTGATTTAGTTTTACTCATATTACTCCTTAATGTTTTTCCCCAACTGGGTGTGGTGTTCCTTTTTGTGGTCAAATATGCCAACCTTTAGGCATCTTTATTTGTCCACCTTTTTTATAACCTCTTACTGGACCGACATCAGCAGTCTGCAAACTTTTCTTTTTCTTTTTAGTTCCATACATTCTTCTACCTGTAGGTATTTCGCCACCTTGCTCAAATGCAGGGATCATATCTTTAAATAAATCCCAAAGGCTTCTACCTTCACCCATATTCATATAGTTACGAGCTTCTTCTAAGGATAAAGTATCTGAATAGCCTGGAGTAGCTTTTATATCTTGTCTTAATGCATCTGCAAATATTTGTCTTCTTTTTTCTTTGCCACCTTCACCTTCAATAAACTTAGCTAAATGTCTTTCATCACCACCTTTAGTCTTTGCAGTATATCTTGCAACACTACCACCTGGGACTCTTTTGCTTTCAACTTCTTCTAAAGATGCAGAATCTAATATATCAGACATTACTCTACCACCACTTTGGTATTCTTTTTCCATTTGCATAGGCTTACCAGTCATAGCAGCCCAGGCTTGAGCTTTCTGCATTCCAGCTTTAGTGTAAGGAAATTCTACTCCATCTACTTTTGGCATATTAAGCCTCCTTTAATGCAGGTCTTTGTGATGCTTGTATCTGCTTTGGCTCAAAGCCTTGGAACAATGCACCTGTAACCTCTGTTGTTTTTTGAGTTTCTTTAAGTTCAAGTATCTCACTTAGTTCAAATAAAGCTTTAAGCTTGTCAGAGTCTTTCTCAGCTTCCAATGCAATATCTCTAATTCTACCTAATACAACCTCTGGTGTGATGCCTAATTCTTGAAGAACAGGCTTAATTTCTTCTTTCATAACTTTCTTTACTCTTTCAGATTTAAGTAAAATACCTGCCTGTAATTTAGCATACTTTCTATTATTAGTTCTATACACTTTTAGATAGGCATCTTCTGGTGAAACACCCCTTACGATGTGCTGTGCAAAAAGAGTTTCGTTAATTGTCAATTCTTTCCTAGTCTTCTTTATCTTACCAGAGAGAGTATATATATCTTCTCTCTTTTCAGTATCCATATGTTTAGCTTTCTCAGAAAAAGTACCAGTACAAGTGCCAAAGAAATGAACAATCTTTTGCTTACCTCTTTTGGTTCTCATTTCATTCTTTCTTAGGATCTGAATAATACAGCCATCATCAGCTAACACCCAATCTCCTATCTCTGCTTTTCGCCAGTCTTTAAGATAGACTAAGTCTTCAGGTAGTTCATCTAAGTCTTCATAGACATGATGTTCAATCTTCTTTATTGTATATGTTCTCATAAGGCAAACTTACAACACTTTTTTCAAAAATTGGAGCATTTTAATACTCACTCTTATAAGCATTGGGGTGGGTTGGAAATAGCATTTCCATATATAGTTTTTGGTTATTTTTGGTTTTTAGTTATTTAATTTTAATTGAAAGGATGTACAATGACTGAACTAGTCAAAGCAGCTGTGTTGAATGCAGTGAAGTTAAATAGTAATGCTGTTAATGTAGCAGTAGCTAAGCAGTTAGGTAGCAGGTATCCTAATATGAACAAGGTAAACAATATGCTAATGAATAGTATAGAACAAGTTCAACAAATGGATGCATTAATGAAAGGGGCAGACGGTAGTAAACAGAATCCATTGACTGCTCTTATCAATACTCTTGTAGCACAAGATAAGAAATCTATAGAGCAAGAGAATCCTGAACCTGAATGGGTTAAGAAGTTAGAAGCTTCCAACACTAAGCTACATGGTACAGTTAAGAGTTTGCATCATAGAATTGATGCGATTGAACAAGCACTGCCTCCTTCTTAGGAGGTTAGTGTTTCTTTAATAGTATATCACTATCATAAGTTTGATAAAACAGGCTAAAACAGGCAGTTACAGCTTCATAAAGCACTGCATATAATAATACTAAAAG